TCATAAAAAAGCCACCTTTCCGGTGGCATCAGATTCAATCTTGAACCACCCATATTTTACTACTTGTGTCTACTAATTACAAGGCATTAGGTTGTATCCCAGCTTGAAGGGATAATTCCCTGACCAAGCTCTTGTGCCTGTATTTGTAGGGCAAGTAATTCATATTTGTCGTTGTTTCCAGTTGTAGTTACTTCCACCTGTATAGTACGACCAACTTTGTTTATGCGAGTCCTTTTAGCTAAATCGTTGCTTCCAGCTGCATTTCCAGCTCCTAATGTATTACCCCACTTAGTAGTACCCCATTCATCAAATCCCCACCCAGTACCAGCGTTAGAAGCTGATATGGTAAACGTTTGTGCAGATCCTACTGCCCCGTCTCTAGTTTCAAGAACAATATTCACAAAAGGTGTCCCGAATACGTTTCTCCAGTTAGAGTATAGGTTCTTAATCTTTTTGAATTGGAATGGGTTTTTAAAAGCAGTCTTCTTGGTTAAGAGAGCTGTTTGGATTTTAACTCCTTTGTCGTTTGAGTAACCAACGGACATATCTGTTACGAAATTGTCATTGGCGTCTCCCCAAATCAATACCTCTTTATTGTCAGTGTCGTAGTAAACCTCATACACACCTGGCGTGGCAGAATATGTGTTTGGTCCCATCCACCCTAATCTTTCTCTGTCATATATAACTTCTTGGTTGTTCTTGAGTGCTCCACCAGCGGGGTAAGATATTCTATATTTGTTGTCTTGATACACCGCACAAGCTAATTCTAATTGAGATTGCGTTAATGCGGCAAAGGTTGGTCTAATCCTTGACGACAATTCATTTGTTCTTAGTACGTTTAGATAATTAGCCTCATTTCCTAGCGTAAACACACCTTTTCTTGAGAGGAAGAATACATCATTCTCTACGTGTTTAATAGTTCTGTGGGATACAGCCCCTAATCCTCTGATAATCATTTTGACAGTAGGTATAACTAGGCCATCTGCCAAGGAGAGGGTAACTTGCCAAATACTTCTTTCTTTGAAAACAATAATCGAGTCCTGATATTCTATTAATCCTTTTATCTCGTCTCCAGCATCCTTGTCTATGTCAATGTTTCCCCCACCATGTCTCCAGTTAAACTTGTCCACATTTACTCCACCACCAGACCATGATATTGCAGATGGTCTACCCTCTCCCACAAGGTTCCCAAAAATGAGTTTGTCTTTATATGTAATAGCGTATTTAGCTATCGGCCCCAACGTAGTGTCAACAGGGGCAGGAAAGACCGTAGAAGCGGGGTCTGGTACTCCTTTGTAGTCATACTGTAAAGTAGAAGAATCTACCGAAGTAATATATCTCTCATCTCCCTGGCTAGTACCATAAATATTGTATCCAGCAACAACTGAGGCTGGGGAAGCAGTTGTCCAAGTAATCCTTAGCGTGGTATCTATTAAATCCTGTGGGGTGTTTTCAATTATTCCCATGCTTTCGCCAGACGATAATGGACTTGCTAGTGTTTCACCCACTGCGGTTAAAGCACTTATCCTGAACGACCTAGTAAAAGTACCCGATACTCCTGATAAGTTAGTAACTTGTACACCAGTCGGTCTACTTATTTGCGTATAACTATAAATAGAAGCCCCATCATACTTGGTTAAGTTATCCACACCATTAACCACATAAACCTTGTTATACATCTGTACTAAATTGGCGTCATATCCTGAAGCATAAGAAGCACCCAAGATATTAGTATAAGAAGCCCCACTCTTTTTAACCATTACTCCCCAGTCTGAAAGAGCTACTAATTCATTTACTCCTGAAGCTCCTGAAGCGAAGTTGACATATTTAAGACCTCTCACTGCTTGAGCACCCGTAGCTACTGATGGTGCTGTTAAAAAGTAATCGTCTGTGCCATCCCTCTTATTGGGAACACCCAAACCAACGAGTTGTAGGTTAGAAGCCTGAGCTAGTTCGTTGTCTTTGATTTCTGTTTGTTTAAGAAGCGTATTGAGTCCGCCCTTCCAATTGTTCCAATCTAGCTGAAGAGTTTTGGGAGGCTTATATTTTGGCTCTCTAAGGTCAAAGCGAATTGTAAGCCACCTCCTCTCGGATTACATGTTTAAAGTTTTGTCTGTAACAAGGCATGGAGCAGAATAGCCTTTTTGCTGAAGGCTTGTGTCTAAATTGTTTCTGGCAAACTTTGCATATTGAATCCATTTCATTTTCTTCAGTCCCGACCGATACGGAATCCGTACTTTTCTTCAAGTTCGTTGGGAATATTTCTATCTACGTTAGCCACACCCAAGGAGTTTTCGCTTTCAATCATCCTTAGTAGTATCTTCTCAGACTCAACCTTGGCTTCTGGGAATCTTCCATCCTCAGCACCCCTGTATAGGTAGTAAAGAGACCTTTGAAGTAAGAATGTAGGATCTGGACATTCTGTTAATTGACCAGTACTTGAAAGGGATAAGGGAGACTTCCAATAGGTAAACTGAACTGAAGCTCCTGATACAAGAGTCGTTGAATGAATATACATAACCTTGTTATCAGCATCGTTACCTAAAATGTTTACAAACGTGTCGGAATCGCTATATTTAGCGTTCTTAGAAGGATTAACAACAGGAAACTCATCCGTAGTTGTTCCATCCCAAACTATTCGTGGATACCCGTCTATCTTCTTGAAATTACCAGGTAAGGCATAAGAAGCGTTCCCGGTTGAAGTGCTTATTACTCCGTTGTGAACTGCTTTAAGAGCACTCCACTCGTTAGTGTCAGCCCAATCAAACAGTGATCGGTTTATTGCGTTTAAACGCATATTCCAATCTGAGCCTCCAGCTGTCGGAGCAGAACTAGACTGATCCAACTCTGAGGCTATTTGATTCTGTATGTCTTGTAAACTCCAGCTCATTTTAATTTAACATGCTTTTTATACGACCAGAAGGTCAGAGCATATTAGTATGTTGCTCCTCCTTGTAGATCTGCGGCTACAACTAATGGTATGTATCTAACTGCTCCGTTAATAGAAACAGGTATCGCATAATCTGCTGCACTTCCGTCTCCTAATAGAATAGAAGTTACCGAAATGAATCCTCCCTTAAATTCCATAATTGCTGCTGAAGCTGCTGATGTACCATTAAATCTAAGAGCTCCTATTGTCGGACTGCCGGCAACGGTTCTTCCAACCTCCACGGCTGCTTCTGAAGCAACTCCGCTTTCAACCTTAAAAGCAGAAGCATCTGAACCAGCATCGCTGGAGATATATCCTTGTCCCTCTTGATCTAAATTATATATAAAAGTCATGTCTAATCACCCTCTTTCAAGTCACAAAAAAACCGCCTCAAAGCGGTCTTAGATGTAATCTTAACCTTCTTTATTATAAACCAGCGTGTCTATATATACAAGAGATTTTACTTTTCTTGTTTTGGTAATTTCCCTATTGATGTTTGTAAGACAACTGACCAGCTTCCATCATCTCTTGCCAAAAAAGCAGGATTGACTACAACTCTAAATCCAGACTCATCGCAAAGTTTCTGGTATTCCTTTGCAAATCTTTCTGGCGTATATTTGTCCTGAATCTTATTATTCCCTGACTTCATATTTACTCACCACCTTTATATAACATGCTCACTATCTGCTTCTGTTTCTCTAGCCTTACGTTGTGCCTCGTTACTTTTCCAGCTATTACTCATATCCAATAAAATCCGTTTGACATAAGCATCTACTACATCTAATTTCTCTTGATTAGTTGCTTTTGAGAAAGGATTGGTTACTACCTCATCTTCGGTTTCTTCAACCCAAAGGCTTTCCGCACAATCTTCAATAATTGGCTGAACTTTAGTTGTTAAAGCCGTATATTCAAACGTAATAGTTATTTTATCGTCTTTTGTTGTAAATTTTGCCATATTTCCTCCTTTCTAATTATACAAATGCTATTTCGTTTTCAGTTCCTGCACCATCTTGAAAATATAATTTATTGTCACTTTTAGTATACACTTTTCCGTAATTAGTAGTTGCTGTTGGAGTTGTAGTTTCTTTCATAAATAAAGTACCGACCTTATCCCAT